CCGACAAGCTTATTGGTCACAACATAATAGGTTTTGATATACCTGTGATCCGTAAGCTAACAGGCGTAGACTTATCAAATAAAAAGCTAGTAGATACTTTAGTTCTTTCCCGGTTGTTTAACCCAGTAAGAGAAGGTAATCATGGTCTAGAATCTTGGGGCTTTAGGCTAAACTTTCCTAAAGGAGACTTCACAGATTATGCTAACTTCTCACAAGAGATGATTAAATATTGTGAGAATGATGTGTTACTTAACAAGCGCGTCTATGATGCTCTTAGTAAAGAGAAGCATGGCTTTTCTAGAGACTGTATAGACTTAGAGCAAAGCATAGCGGGTATACTTAACAAGCAAAGAGAGAAAGGTTTCTTACTTGATGTTAAGTTTACAACTCTTCTTCTTGCTACACTAAAAGATAAATTAGATTCTACAGTTGCAGAGGTACATAAGGAGTTCAAGCCAGAAGAACATACTTTGATTTTATATCCTGTCAAAACTGGTGCGGGTAAATTATCTAAGATGGCTGTAGATGCTAATGGTACTAAGTATAGATTAAACTCTGATGAGTATGATGTTCTGAATGAACAAGATCAGATAGCAAGAATCAGCAGGACAGAGTTTAACTTAGGTTCTAGAAAACAAATAGGAGAATACTTAAAGAAGTTTGGATGGGAGCCAACTAAGTTTACACCTACTGGTCAGCCGATTGTAGATGAGTCAACTCTTAAAAGGATAGACAGCATACCCCAAGCAAAACTTATTGCTAACTATCTTATGTATCAAAAGCGTATAGCACAGATCAAATCTTGGTTAGACAATGCAGATGATCAAGATAGAGTACATGGGTTTGTTAATCCTAATGGTACAATTACAGGGCGTATGACTCACAGAGAACCTAACCTTGCTCAAGTACCTAATTCTAATGCACCATATGGTACTGATTGTAGAGCCTGTTGGACAGTGCCTAAAGGTTATAACCTAGTTGGTATAGATGCTTCTGGTTTAGAACTAAGAATGCTTGCACACTACATGAACGATGAGGACTTTACTAATGAAATTTTACACGGCGATATACACACCGCTAATCAAAACCTTGCAGGACTTGAATCAAGAAGTCAGGCTAAAACTTTCATATATGCCTTCATATACGGAGCGGGAAATGAAAAACTTGGAACAGTGGTTGGGGGAGGTAGACAAGATGGTCAAAGACTTAAACAACGTTTCCTCACTAATCTCCCATCACTTAGAAGTCTCAAGGATAGAGTTACGAGAGCAGCAGCAAAAGGTTTCATCAAAGGATTAGATGGTAGAAAGATATATATTAGATCAGCACACTCAGCCCTCAATGCTTTGTTACAGGGCGGTGGTAGTATAGTAATGAAGAAAGCACTAGAGCTTTTAAACCAATACATTATAGAACATAAACTAGACGCACACTTTGTTGCTAACATCCATGATGAATGGCAGATAGAAGTAGCTGAGAAAGATGCTGATGCAGTAGGTAAGTTAGGAGTTAAAGCTATACAAGAAGCGGGACTAGCGTTTGACATGAAGTGTCCTTTAGATGGTGAATATCATATAGGAGATAACTGGAGTGAAACACACTGATAATTTAAATAGTCAAGTAGAGATGTTTACTAAGGCTTATGATATAGAAGGCAACGAATTAAAAGGAAGTCATCAAAAAATATATGACGCTATGAAAGATGGAAAGTGGATAACCTTAGAGACTCTGGCTAAGAAAGTAGGAATGACAGGCTCAGGAGCTTCTGCCTGTATGAGAAACTTACGAATGCCTAAATTTGGTAGCTACACAGTAGAGAGAAAGCATATAAAGGGAACACTTTATAAATACAGGTTAGTATTATGAAACATGATCCAAGTAGAATAGGTGATCTAGCAGAGCATTATGCTATTACATGGCTATGGGATAATGGCTATCATGTCTTTAAAAACTGTGGCTGTACAGGCCCAGTAGATATTGTAGCTATGTCTCCAGAAGGAGAGGTAACTTTAATAGATGTTAAATCATACAAAGATGGTAGGCTTTCAGCTAAAACAGATATACAGAAAAAACTAAATGTGCAATACTTACATTACAATTCAAAGAGTCGCAAGTGCAGATTCGTGAGGCATAGAAAATGGATGACTTAGTTCAAGACATATATAAAACTATAGAACCTTTATCAGATGGTAAAGCTTTAAACATATCTGAACAACAGATAGAAAACTTTGGCGAGGCTATGAAAGATGTCATGCGCTCTTGGGCTAATCCAACTAAAAGAGATTCTAATTTTTCTGTAAGAATGTCTAACGTAGGTAAGCACCCTAGACGTTTATGGTTTGATAGTAAATATAACGACAAACAATCAGTATCTAAACCTAATCCTGCAACTCAAATTAAATTTCTCTACGGCCACATGCTTGAGGAATTAGTAAAACTTTTTGTTGTTATATCTGGGCATGATCTAACTGGAGAACAAAAACAAGTTGTGGTTGATAGCATAACCGGACACATAGATTGCATTATAGATGATGAAGTTGTTGATATTAAAACTTCTTCCGGGTTTGCGTTTAATAAATTTAAAAACGGAACACTAAGAGATGATGATCCCTTTGGTTACTTAGGACAGCTTGCAGGTTATGAGGAGTCAGAAGGTACAAGCAATGGTGGACTTCTTGTTATCAATAAAGAAAGTGGTGAGCTTTGTTTCTATCAACCAGAAGATTTAGATAAACCTAACATTAAAAACAAAATAAAAACTATTAAGGCTGCTCTTAAAAAAGATAAGCCGCCACAAGATTATTGTTTTAATATTGTACCTGATGGAGTAAAGGGTAATGAAAAGATAAATAAGAATTGTGGTTGGTGTCCACATAAGTTTAAATGTTATGAGAGTTCTAACAATGGTAAAGGATTACGGATATTTAAATATTCAAAAGGCTATGCGTTTCTAACAAAAGTTGTAACAGAGCCTAAAGTACAGGAGGTTGACCATGAATTTAAAGACTTGCAAGAAGATACGGAGACAATCTAAACTTATTTTAGCTGAATGGTTTAAGTCATTAGTATCTGAAGAACAATCAAAGAGTATAAACGAAAAAAATATACTCTCCTATCTATCGCCACAGACACACCTCTTCGCTAACAATCAATTTAGATTAAGTGCTTACTCTTTTAAATGGACAGTTAAGAAAGTAAAAGCCCTAGTTAAGAGGACTAACATGGACGTTACTACAGTGGGGTTAAAAGACATTGAAGAAAAGAATTAGAAAGGGTTATAGAAAACCTAGAGTTAAGCGGCCTCAAGAAAAGAATGTTCCTCCTAGTTATGATTCTAATTGGGAACATGAACTTCATAATGGATTATTAAAACAATGGGATCATCATACTAAAGAGGTGGCGTATATAATAGAGCATGTATATGAACCTGACTTCGTTAGAATTATGGGTAACAAGATAATTCTTTTAGAAGCTAAAGGTAGGTTCTGGGATTTTGCTGAGTACAGTAAATACATATGGATTAATAAAGCTTTGCCGCCTAATACAGAATTAGTATTTTTGTTTGCCAATCCTTCTGCTCCAATGCCACAGGCTAAAAGGAGAAAAGATGGTACTAAAAGAAGTCATGGAGAATGGGCCTCCGCAAATGGATTTGAATGGTATAGTGAGGACTCTTTACCAAGTGAATGGGTAGATATAAACTACCGAAAAGATAATACTTTAAATATTGAAAGTGAATAGGAGACACTATGAGTATTGATAACATAACACCTCAAGAATGGAACAACATGAGCAGGACAACAACTACATCTACTTTATCAGTCGATGAAGTTAATCACCCAGTACACTACAACAATGGCAAAGTAGAATGTATTGAAGCCATAGAAGCTGCTTCATCTAAAGATGAGTTTGAAGGTTACTTGCGCGGCAATGTATTAAAATATGTATGGAGATTTAGATACAAAGATAATGTTAAAGATTTACGGAAAGCTAAATGGTATCTTGAAAAACTTATAGCTGAAGTCACAAAGGCATAGGACAATGTGGGATCGTAAAGCAGAAAGAACAGAAAAATATAACCGAAAAAGAAATCAACAGAAACCTAAACCTAAAAAACAAAAAGTTAAACGCAAGGAGAAACATACCAATGACTGAGAAAATAGGAGTTCAGCCATATTTAGGTATTCATATTGACTACGATAAAGATAAAATATTAAACATTTTTAGTAAACAAACTATTATAGACAG